TTCTACATCGAAAACGGTGGGGCGTATAACGACATCACCCCATTACGTGCTACAGTGACGTTAACTAACCCGTTTGAAACAACTTCAGGTTCTCCTATTGTTGTCGTTACCGACGCAAATGGTGGGTACACAGACGGTGACTTTGTTACGTATAGCGGAGCTAGCGCTGTAGGTGGACTTACACTTAACGGAGAATACCAAATAACAATAACCACTACGACTAACGAATACACAATAGATGCAGGAGCAGCGGCTTCCGCTAGCGCAACAGGTGGTGGTACAGTCACTACAAAGTACCAGATTAACGTAGGGTCAGCTTTTGCTGTTCCCTTAACTGGGTGGAGTGCATCTTCTTGGGGTTCTGGTACGTGGGGTGTAGGTGGTACATCTACAGAATCCATACGTCTATGGAGTCAATCTAACTTTGGTGAAGACCTTATCTTTGGACCTCGTGGTGGATCTATATACTACTGGGATGCAACCAGCGGATTAACTTCGCGTGCAGTAGAGCTATCAACTGTTGGAGGTGCTAGTAACGTACCCACAAGCCAACGTATACTTGAAATATCAGACATTAACCGTTTTGTGTTTGCGTTCGGTGCAAATGAGTTCGGGTCAGCTACAGTAAACCCAATGTTGATACGTTGGTCAGACCAAGGTAGTGCAGTAGATTGGACACCCTCTGTTACATCACAGGCAGGGTTTCTTACGTTATCGCGTGGTACTGAAATCATAGCTTCTAAACAAGCGCGTCAAGAAGTTCTCGTATGGACTGACGCAGCGTTGTACTCTTTGCAGTATGTGGGCGCTCCTGTAGTCTGGTCAGCACAGCTTGTAGGTGAAAACATATCTACAGCGTCTCAGAACTGTGTAGCATATGCAAATGGTGTAGCCTACTGGATGGGTAAAGATAAGTTCTACAAGTATGATGGACGCACTCAACCACTACGTTGTGACCTTCGTAAGTTTATATTTGGTGACTTTAACGAACAACAGTATGACCAAGTGTTTGCAGGTACTAATGAGTCTTACCATGAAGTGTGGTGGTTCTACTGTTCTACAGACCAAACAAATGTAGACCGCTATGTGGTGTATAACTACTTAGAAGATATTTGGTATTATGGCACAATGGCTCGTACAGCTTGGCTTGATTCTGGCCTGCGCGGCAATCCATTAGCCGCTACGTATACATACAACCTTGTAAACCACGAAGAAGGTGTAGACGACAATGAGACAGCAACTACTACAGCAATACATGCTTACGTGGCCTCTGCTGAGTTTGACCTAGAAGATGGACATCAGTTTGCATTTATATGGCGCGTATTACCAGACATTCGGTTTGACGGGTCTACGGTTGGGTCACCTAGTGCTACGATGACATTATTACCATTAGCTAATTCTGGTTCCGGATATAACAGCCCTACATCTGTGGGTGGCAGCAACTCTCGTTCAATTACTCGGACTGCTGTATTACCTGTAGAATCTTACACAGGACAAATATATACTCGTGTACGGGGTAGGCAGCTCGCTATGAAAATAGAATCTACTGGAGAAGGTGTTACATGGCAGCTTGGTTCGCCACGAATTGACATGCGCCCTGACGGGAGAAGGTAATGCCTAACGAAATAGACAAGGTAGCTACACCTGCGCTTCCTTTAGCACCCGAAGGTTATGAACGTCCATACATGGACCAGAATAGCAATGTGCTACGTTTGTTTTTTAACCGGCTTGTCAACACAGTAAACACTTTACTCAGCACCGATGTAGGTGGCAAATTTTTATACAACCCTTGCGCAGCGTTCTATAGCACACAAGATCAAACTGCGTCGGTGGTTAACACAGGGTACGCGGTTACATTCAATAACACATCCTACACCAGTACAGTTACCCTATCTAATAACAGTCGAATTAACGTGCAAAATCCCGGTATATATAAGTTTGATGTTACATTACAATTAGAACATAACAACTCTAGTGAAACGCCTATAACCGTTTGGGAACAGAAGAATGGCAGTGCTATAGCTTATTCAGGACATATGTTTGATGTAAAAGGTAACGATGATTACGTTGTACATTGGGGGTTTACTGTGTCTCTTACCGCTAATGATTATATAGAAATATACTGGGCTACTGGAGACACGCAATTAAACCTACATACAGAGGCTGCTACGTCACTACACCCCGGAATACCATCGGCATCTGTAGATGTCTCTTTTGTAAGTAATGTATGAGGTAGGAATGTTGCTAAATAGTTTAAACTGCAGTACAATACCTCAAACCCTTATTACTTTTCTACGGAGGTCACATAATGGAAACTGTAGTAGATAGTAAACAAGAACCTCTACCTACACCTAGTGTTGTTATGCTGTCTTTGAAAAATACTACTGAAAGTAAATACAGTGACCAAGCACGTCTGTTAGCTGTAGCTAAAGAAATGACTATGGAAACTGCCGATGTTGTACAGGTAGGTAATAGTGTATTCTTAGCGCATAGGGGTAAAAAAGCCAACAAAAACAAAATGGTTGGACGTATGTTTAATGTAGACACTGCGCGAAACATGATAGTGAACTACGTGCAGTATTTAAAGATATTGCAAGATAAAGGGGTAACACATTTCTCTTTTGATATAGACGATGACTTCTATTTACCCGCAATAAAATCAGTAACCAAACGTTTAGAAGATTCTGGTATACGTGTTGGTGTAAGCAAGTTCAAAAACAAAAACGGCTATAGGGTTTACTTTAGAATTTTCCCTAGTCCAGAAGAGGGGTAACTTATGGGTTGTTGTAGTTTTATTGAAGATGCAATCAAAGATGTTGGTTATAAAATTGATGACGAGATTATCCAACCAATCGTAGATGTAGTAGACGACGCTGCTGACTGGGTCGTTGATGAGATAGTTGACCCCGTTGTAGATATGGGACAAGATATACTTGAAGCGGCGGGTGAAGACCCATTAAAGACCATAGCCACTATAGCTGCTATAGCTACAGGTAATATACACTTAATACCTCTTATCGACGGGGCGGCAGTTTTAGCTGATGGTGGTGATCTTGAAGACGCAGCTAAAGCCGCAGCTATATCTTACGTAGCAACTACCGTGGGAGCTACCGCAGGGAAATACGCTTCAACTGCTGCTTCAAGTGCGGGTACATCCGCTGTAGTATCTAATGTTATTGGTGCAGGGACAAAGTCTGCAACAACTGCACTTGTTTACGGACAAGACCCTTTAAAAGCTTTTGTTACAGGTGGTGCGAATGCGTTTGTAGCCGCAAGTCTAGGCAAAATTAGCGAAACTATGACAGAGAAGTTTGGTGATAGTTTTGAAGATTTAAACGACGGAGTTAAAGATTCCATATATGCTGGCGTTTCCGCTGAGATAAGTGGGGGTGCGTTATCTCCCGAACAACTATCTAATGTAATTATGAAAAACGCTGCTATTGGCGGCACTATGAAAAATTTCTTAGAAGCAAATGCAGGGTTTACTGATGCACAGGCATCTATATTAACTAACGCAGTAACTTCTGCTGTTACAAAAACAATACTTGGTAACCCTGACGCTGCAGGTGAAGCGTTCTTCAATTCTATTTCCGCTGCAGGTGCAGAAGCGTTAAAAACAGTTATTGATAAACCCGTAAATACTGCGATAGATAAAATCAGTGGTGCTTACAAAACCACAGAAGAAAAAGCCTTAGCTTTAGATGAAAAAACAAAAGCGTATAACAAAATAGTAAACGACATATCTGTTACAGAAAATGCACACAATGAATTGCGTGATGAGCTTGATGCTAGAATTGATGAACAAGACAGACGAAAAAAATATTACAACCAGCAAAAAGTGCTTTTTGAAGAACTGCAAGAAAACACAGATGTTTACAATCCTGACCAAAAAGCAAAACTTGAAATGTACCAAAAACGTGTTAATGACGCTGCCGAAGCGTACAATACGTACAAAGATAACTTAGCGACTGATTACGAAACGTCTTATAAGCCTGCATTGGACGCTTACACGAAAAAACATGCAGAATATGTTGCACAATTACCTGACGCAAAAAATGAATTTGATACTGCTAGTTCTGAATATAAAACATCTTTAGACTACATGAATACTAAATATGAAGATTTTGATGAAACGTTAAAACCTGCAACTACTGCAGTAAACAAAGCTATTGCCCTTAGTTTACGTGAAACTTTTGATGAAGACGCATACAAAGCATACCACGGGTTAGACGCTGACGCAGATGTTTACGGACATTTTTTAGAACAAGGCCAAAACTTACCTACTGATTTAGATAGCATAAACAAGGTCATGGACCAAATGCACCTTAAAACTATGCAACATGCTTTAGCAGGTATGGGTATAGAC